TGACTCTGGCTAAGTGGGGTAGCTATTCCAACTTCACGAAGGAAGAGTTTGACTGCAAGCACACTGGTGAGAACCAGATGCAGCATGAGTTCATGTTAAAGCTGGTGACTCTGCGTCTACGCTATGGAAAGCCTCTGCGGGTGACTTCTGGCTACCGTGACCCTACCCACCCTGCTGAAGCCCGTAAGAGCATTTCTGGGGCGCATAGTCATGGGGTGGCAGTGGATCTAGCGGTGCAAGGTGCTGATGCCTACCGCCTGCTTGAATTAGCGACTACACTAGGGTTTACGGGTATAGGGGTGCAGCAGAAGGGTGAGGGGCGGTTTATCCACCTAGACACCTATACGGACTATCCTAGGGTATGGAGTTACTGATGGCTAAGAAGAATGTATCTCTATCCATTGGACGCGGTGAGAAACTGCCTGTAAGCCGTGGTGCTGGCCTGACTGCCAAGGGTAGAGCGAAGATGAACAGGGCTACTGGAAGCAATCTGAAGGCTCCTGCGCCAAATCCCAAGACCAATAAGGATGCTGGTAGAAAGAAGTCATTCTGCGCTCGTATGCGGGGCGTTGTAGCCAAAGCCAAGGGGCCAGCAACCAGGGCTAGGGCATCATTGAGAAGGTGGAACTGTCGATGAAAGAAGGACTATACGCAAACATCCATCAGAAGAGAGCCAGGATTAAGGCTGGTTCTGGTGAACGAATGAGAAAGCCGGGGAGTAAAGGCGCTCCCACGGCGAAGGCTTTTAGGCAGTCTGCACGAACTGCTAAGAAGCGTTAGGGTTCTCTCCTCGCCGTCACAGGCGAAACCCCCTTGCCCCCGCTATATGCGGGGGTTTTTTTAATCCCCGCAGTAGCAGGGTATCGTTTCATCACTAAATAGGTTCTGCTGATTCTTGGCAAAGTTGGCCATCTGAGCGTAAGAGGGGCGATCCATTCGAAATCTGTCTCCGTCACCTTTTGTGCCGCCAAAGGTTTGTATCTGTTCCTCCATCCTAGCCCACCAAACAGCCCTCTCTGGCTTCTCTTGGATCAGGCTCAAAACTTGATTGCCTCCCTTGAGGAAGCACAGGTCACAATTCCCGTGCATGGTCTTGCCGTTCATGTTCGGAAGTTTTAGATCGAACGAATTCTTTGCCCAGAACTCCCCGACATCTTTGGCGGTAACTCCTGCGGTCACTAGCGGTGTCCTGCTCCTATCCATCTTGACTGCACGACGCATCTCATCAGCCCTGATGCCTACCCAATCCATGTTCTCGTCGTGATCCCACCCCAGGCTTTTAACATACCGATCTATCGTCCTGATTTTGAGGATTGCCGTGCAGAATCTGGTAACTGGATTGGGGAGGTACTTGCGCTGCCTGATGAGCGCCTCGAAAGGTTCTCCTTCCCTGCTGGCTGTCTCAAAGTTCACCCGCCTAAACTTCGGGTCTTCGATCTGGAACTCCAGCCAATGTATCTCGCAACCCCAATTGACCTCGCAGTCACGCACAAACTCTAGGGTAGCTTCCTCCTCTTTTCCCGTATTTGCAAAGACCACCAAAGCATCGTCTGGAAGGCCGTTATTAGCCTCTAGGACGCGATGCAGAAGGTAGGCAGATGTCCTACCGCCAGAGAAGCTGATGACGGTAGGTTCCGTGATTAGGAATGGGTTCATGGCTAGAGGCTATTTACTCTTTCGACGATTAGGGCTGCTGCTAGTGCTGCGTGTTGGTCTGTCTCCAGCACCATCTTTGCCACTATCTTTCCCTCCGCGTCGATTATCTTTACTCCCCCCAGATCGATCTTTGTTGCCCACGGGGTCTTTACCTTTTGTGCTGCCCACTGCTGTTCGTCTCGTAACCACTCTTGGCTCATCACATGGCTCCTCAGTGCCTATCAGGTTTCCTTCAAAGAGATACGTCCCCATGTGTCCGAGTTGGCACCAGGGGGCGGCATAGATCTTACCGCCGTGGTTGATCCACTGCTGACAGAAGTAGTAGTCCTCGGACAGTAGGCGATTAGATTCGCTACAGATGGGGTCTAGGTAGAAGGCGTAGATCTTTTCTCCTGCCAGCACGTTCATATCGCTAACAAAGGTGGGCGTGAACTTCTTCAGCTTCTCGAAAACCTTGCGCTTAATCAGCATGAACCCTGTGCCAACGTACATAACCTCGGTTGGCTCATCCCGTTTGACGGTTACGGAGGTCTTGCCATAGGGCAGGTTGACCACAAAAGAACCCGTATGCGCTGCCAGGTTCTCCTCTCCCTTGAGTGCCGCAGCCCTTACGGTACCCCAATTGATCTCTTTTTTAGGGTAGATACCGCCGATTATGTCCTTGTCTGCTTCTAGCATTCGTAGGGCATCCTCGGGCCTAAACTTGATGTCAGCATCTATCCAGAAAAGGTAGTCGTGATCGGTCTTTAGGAATTGGTGGGTCATGTTGCATCTGGCTCTGGTGATGAGCGATTCATTGAACATGAACGCTGCACTAACCTGATGCCCTCTCTGGCTAAACAGGTTCATAAGACCGATGATTGATTGGACATACACCCCCGTGCATTGCCCACCAAACATAGGGGTTCCGATAAAGATCTTTGCCATGTTCTCTCCGAGTTATAGGTGGGGTATTCCAGAGTGCGGCTGTACCCCGCAGCCGTCCTAATCTGCCCCTTGCGGGACATCCTGCTCTGGATCAGGGGGGATTTCTTCTCGTAGGAGTTTCAGTAGGTCGGGCAGGTGCATGACTGCTAATGACTTCTCACCGTCTGCTCTCATGATGACTATGGGTGTCTGCCCATACTCGCATGAGGCATCAGCTTGAGCCATGAACTCATAGACAGCAATCTTGCGCCTGCGTTTGCACTCAATCAGGTAGTCTCCGAGTATGAGATCTCCTTCGTCCTTCTGCTGATACTGCTTGAGGTTGCGCTTGATACGCACCCCCAGGGCATCGAAGATCTCGTTAGCCACCTCACGCTCATAGGTGGCCCCTCGGACTCTACTGATCTTAGCCATCAGAAACAGTTAGTCGTGCAGTTGCCGTAGTAGCAACAAGTAGTGCAACTGACCATCTTACCGTTGATGAAGTAGGTATGAGTGGTACAAGAAGCATATGCTGCTCCTGCGAATAACAGACCTGCTATAGCTGCTGTGATCTTCTTCATGTCAATCTCCTTAAGTTAGGCTAAAAAGGCACGTCCCCGTCATCATCGATGCTCTTGCGGCTAGGAAATGGGTTAGCGTTCTGCTGAGTGGGTCTAAAGTTGTCTTCCTTCAGACTGATCAGAACCCCCTTGGAATGCTCCTTCGTCCAGGCGGCAATCTTGATCGTCTCTCCTGCTGCGTAGGCGCGTTCTATCCGCAGTTCTCCCTTCCAATCTGGCGCACCCTGCTTGCCATTCTTGGCGTTGGTAAATAAAACCCCCGAACCCGGTTTACGTTCTTGGTCGTATGCCATCTACTTTCCTTTCGCTAAATGGTAACGGGCAAATGTCTTCCCGTTTTGGCTTACTTCTTCTGTAAGAATGTTATGACCCTTCTTGCGAAGCTCATCAATCCGTGCCGCCAGCCTGAACACGCCCATCATTTGAAGAGCCTCCATTGGAGTCAGAGTGTTCCCCGCCTCCAAAAATTTAAGGATCATGTTGCTTTGCGTCAAAGGGAGTCCTCCGACTGGCTCTGGTTCTTTTTTGCTAGGTCATTGATCGCTAGCTTGGCCCTGCCTATTGCCGAACTGAGAACCTCGTACAGTGCTTTGGACTCCTGGGAAATGGTGCCGATGATGAAAGAGTTCTCCTTCTCCAAACCTTCCAACTTGAGTAACTTATCGCCTGGGGTGAACTTCTTGCTATCAGCAATCTTGTCCACCATCGTCAGGTAGGCATCCACCCAATCCTCGTTGTTTGCATGGCGGCTATACGCCTCCTGCATCCCTGGGATCATCAGAACGATACCTTCCCCTTGTTTGAGTGCATGAACCCCTTCGGTATCTTGTGGGTTATCTCCTCTGGGGGTGTCAGGAATGACCAGGGGTTCGGCCCTGGCTCCGGGGATGGTTTCGACTTCGGTTTCGTCGAGCATACCGAGGCCGCAATGGGAGAGGACGGCTCTACGAATGGCTTTAGTTGTAGCTTTGAGGATGGCGTTAGCAAGCGTATCGCCTCTTGCGCCTGCGATGCTGACAGCGCCTTGATTTTCACTAACGCGTCCATCAGCGCCGGTAACTCTGCAAGAGACAAGGTATATGTCATCGACCTTTTCCCGGTGGGTGATTTGAGTTGACAGTCGATGGATGGCGCAGAGTTGTTGGGTTGCGCTGGCGTTGGCATAAAGGACTTCCTTCCCGTTCAGTTTCAATAAATCGAATGGCTTAGCCGCGGGGTCTAGCCCTGCGTTCTGGCAGCGATAGTTGTAGTAGGCCACCTTCTGCGGTGGCGCTAGCTTGCTCAGATCGCCATTAATAACGATGCTCTCAATGACTTTAGGGTCGAGTTCCTCTTTCAGCACAACCGTCCCTGTCGTGGGATTAATCGTTCTCACGTTGCTCATGATCGCTCCTTATTTGAGTAGGAACCGGCGGCTACCAGGCTGCTCGGTGACAAACTTCTCATAGATGTCAGGCATGGAGGACTTGAACAGTTCGGCATTGAACTTCTTGGATGCCTTACTAGCCTTCCAAGTGGCTAGGACATTGCCATCTACTGAGACAAGCTGGCTGGACTCCATCATGTAGCCCTGTATCTTGCTCACTAGGTCGTGTTCCTGGCCCTCCAGCGCCTTTATCTGCTCCTTGAGTACCTTGAGTACCTGACAGGCTTGCTCAAGGCTTTGGGTGGCTAACAGATTGGTTCCGTTGTCCTGGCGATAGACCAGCTTGGCAGCGTCTCCCATCGTCTCAGGGTCAAAGGTTCTAGCCTGGATACGGCCCCAGAACTCTGCCATCTCTCGGGCATGGATGTCCTGTAGGTCTGCCCCAAACGTCTGCGGGTAGCCTACGATCTCCTGCCCCCCAAAGCATACGACCAGAACTACCTGCTCAATCTGGTGGACTGTGGCTTCATGTAGGCATTGCACCCGGTAGCCAAGGTCTACCTGATCTGTACCGTTGTCACCGTACTTCTTACGCTGATGGATGCCCAGGTTCTTGACCTCGTAGAGTGTTCTACCGTCTGCGCTGATGTAGTCAAAATGGCTGGCAAGGTAATTATGCTTTGGGTGATACAAGGCATAGTCTGCGTCCTTGAACTCGATCTGATTGCGTCTGGCGTACTCCCGCATGATGGGTTCCTGCATGACTAGGCCCATCTGCACGGCTTCCACCTGGCTCAGATCGTCCTGACCCTTGGCCCCGATCTTCTCGGCGTATACCTCGCCTCCACGCCCCTCTACGAACCTACGGGCATCGTTAGACCATAGGGCTTTGTTGCGTACCTCTGGGCTGAAGTCAGACATGGATAGCCTCCCGTGCTGCTTTGTGGGATTCACTCCAGATCTTGCTTGCCGACTCCATGCCCTCGATGCGACCGTCTATGTACATGACATACGCGGCAGTAGTGAGCATATAAAGATCTCTGTCTTCCAGGTGCGGAAAGAGTGAGTCCAGACGGGCGCGAATGGCCCCCTTATTCCACTTCTCAGGTGCTAGGTCTTGCATGATATTCCCCTTTGATTAGGCCTAAATGAATGAATACAACAGTACCACTATACACTACTTCTGCTTGCTTGCCCATACCTCTAAGCAAGTTTCTTCTAGCTGCCAAGAGGCAGGGTTCGTCTTCAGGGCATCGGCAATACCTAGCCGATATGCCCCTACGATGTCTTTAGGAAGGTCTAGGCTGGTCTGTAGGCTCTGTGGCGTACTAAATAGCTTGTCTGTTGCTAACACGGTCAACAGTGTCATTAGGATGCCTAACGCGAACCCAGACCAATATGACTCACTCTTTACTTGTATCTCCATTGCTCGTCCTCCCATATAGCTATAGCCTCTTTCAGTTTATGAACGTGCCATTTGATGTAGACATGGCGTATATGGCTGGCAAGTGTCCATGTGCTGATGCCCATCAGTTCTGCTACTCGCTCCCGCTTAAGACCGGCTGCTAGGTAACTCATAGCCTCTGCCTGCCGTCTAGTGATTAGTCTGCGCTCGGACAATTCTTCTCCTTTAGTTTGGCTTCAATTGCGTGCCAGCAGTCTTCTAAATCCTCTAACCCACCAATTGCTTCTTCAAACTCAGCCTTGGTAAGCCCAACCCATTCATGTTGCTCATTTGATTCTTCAATTTCTTTAATTAAGTTCCTTAACATTCTTGCGGCTACATCAAAATAACCAGTTTCCACCGCCTCTGAGATGTCTTTCAGTTGACATAAGTACATGTGTTCTTCTCTTTTAATCGGGCTTCGATGGCAGGAAAAATGTCAGTCCAAAGCCTTCCTTCGTAATTTTTTAGCAAATCAACCATCTCACCATCCGTCAGCCCAACCCATTCTTTTGATGGTGCGGTTAAATTAACCCTTGCAAACCTAACGCCAGCAATAAAAGCAGCGTAGTTGTCGGACTGCTCTGCCGCAATTTCAACATCATTTGATTCTGGCTCATGTCGATCTTTTGCTGTTTCATCGACACGTTCTTGCGATATGTCGCTGGCGTGTACAGGTGTTTGTGCCGGTGCGTAGATTTCACTTGGGTCTATACGCTTTCCACGTTTTGACCACGATGCGCCATACTTTATGAAGTCTTCTGCAATCTGCTGTTGACTCTCTGCCTGCTCGATGGCTTGGCGTAGTGCGGTGATGGCTTCGTCTCCTTGACACCGTGTTTGCGGAATCATGACTCCAGCGGTGTGTTTCCTGTAATCTTCCAAAGCCCTCAATGCTTGCTTCATAGCTGAGATGCTCATATCTCCCTCGCTTTCAGCATTGCGTCTGCAATCTCATAAGACCGAATCGCCAAATAATTGGCCGTCACGTCACGCGATTCAGCTACGCGGTCAAATGATTCTGCAAGCCCCTGCATTGCTTTAGCCGCAAAGTAATCACGCAGGGTCATTCCGTCTTGCTCTGGCAGCATCACCTCATAGCAGTTGGTATGACTCATTCTAGGAAAAGCGGCGTCGCCAGTTTTCTTGTTGTTCATTTCTCACCCCTTGCTCACCAATTGTCATTGCGGTGTTGATCGTTGTCGCGGTCAAGTTCCTCAACCAACTTGGCAACCGCTTCTCGCTCTGCTTGTATTAACTGTTCTAGCTTCTGGCGCAACTCATCCCGCTGCGCTCGTACGCACTCAGGTCTCTCGCAGTAGTAGCTACAAGTGTGAGTACTCATGTCTCACCCCTTTCTCTGATTGCTTTTGCGATTCGGTTGCGCTCTTTGAGACATATCTTTAACGCCGTGTAAGACAACGGCTCACCAGTTCCTTCTTCACACACCTTCGCACACGCCTCACGCTCTTGCTGAATAGCCCACCTGATTGCATCTCTGGTGCTGGCGTGACCCTTTATGGCTGTCTCTATGATCTCGTTCTCGTTCATATCAGTCTGCCATCGTAGTCATAGGAAACTCAGGCTTCTTCCCGCCGATGACCTGGGCATTGACTAGCTGACCTTCTCTAAACTCCAGCCTCAGATTAGCCTTCAGTGCCGTCTCCTGGCCCTCTCTACGGTACTTAAACCTCAGTCTCTCGTCTGGGTCTATATGGGCATCAACCAAAAACACCTCATTGAAAAAGTTACGGTTATAAGCCACCGTCCTCGTCTCTATGTATTCCTTCTCGGGATGCCGTACATACGACCAGTTCCCGTCCTTGTCCTTCCATTGCTTGATGCTCAGATCTACTTTCATACGCCCCTCGATTAAGTTAACAGTCACCACTTCATCGTTTACAGTCATCAGACTAGCATAGATATAGACTAGTTCATTGCTTTATAACTATGGACTACAGATGATCGATAGATGCGCTCATACGCCTATGGGCCACGGTTTGCGCCCAGACTGCCCCCTACCCCATAGGGTATGGAAGCAGGGATGCGCCCCCGGTCTATGCCGGACTCTCATGCAAACGGATGGATACGTTTCGCCCTCGACTTGAGAGTGCTGCCAGTCGCAGGATTCTTACGGATTTGCACCGGGTCACTGACTTCGTGCCTTACCTGTACCCTTTTCTCGATGACCGCCGGGGTAAGCGTACTGTTAACGCAATCGGTACGGTCAGCATGGGCGAAAAAAAAGGTCTTAAGTCTGCGCCCGGTGGAAGGTTCCCCCGTGAAGGGGACAGACGCATTCTTAAGACCTCTCTTCTAGCTTCCACACTAGACATGGGTAATGATACCTATTCTGGGGAAAAGTTCAACTCTTGGGCATAAAATATCTACGGGTCACTCTGGTAGTGGGCGAGGCCACTCTAAACAGCCCGTACTCTTGGTGCAAATGTCCAGAGTGGCCCACCCGGTCTGATCTAGCCGTATCCAATGCAATGACCATGCGCCTGCGCGTAAAACCTATTTTTCTACACCAGATAGGATAGGCCAGGGCTTGCTCCAGACTATAGATCAATGCAGACGCATGGTTGACGCAATGCCGCAGCAATGC